TATTTGTATTATTAGTTTTAGATAACTTGTACTTTGCTATCCATTCAGGCTCTAATCCTTGCCATTCCTTCTCTTGTGCAATTTCTATAGCTTCATCTAAACTAAAATAATCAGGAAAATCTCTAATTATTTTTTGTATAGGTACTATTGTTTTAATTTGTTTTTTTATAGATTTTCTGTACTCTACATACTTAAATAGAAGCTGTTTATAGTTATCATCTAAATCTAGATTATTGATATAAGTTTCAACTTCATTTTTAGATTTTTCTTTTTTTATATTTTTTTCTTTTAATAAGTTATTATTTTCTAAGTTATTATTTATATATTCTTTATTGTTTGAAATTTTTTCAATGCATGCATTTGAATTTTTTAAATCCTTGCATTCAAAATTTTTAAAACCTTGCTTTTCAATTTCTTCATTGCTAGGTTTAGAATTTTTTAAATCTTGTATTTTAAAAACGAACTCCTCTATTTTATTAAAATTAATTCTAAAATATCTTTTCATTGGCATTCCTTTATTTTCTTGCTCAAGGATACCTAATTTTGTTAATTCTTCAATAATTTTACTTTGCTTGTGATTAGAAAGCCCTGTTTCTTCTTCTAAAGATGGAGCAGTTTTATAAAACCAACCTTCATCATTAGCAAGTCCATCACTAGCTTCTATCAATGTCGTTAATAAAAAAGCTGTTTCTATCCCAAATAATTTAACTATTTGTTTATTTAATACAAAATAACTACTTGACATTAATAATTGTTTTAATGTTCTATCTTTCATTGTTATTTCCTCCATTAAAATTATCTTCAATTTCTTTAATGATAAATTTTATAAATTCTAAATCTTCTTTTAACTTTTCCTCATATTCTTGTAATTTTTTTAAAGTTAATTCCTTCTTAAAAACTAAATTTCTATTTTCATATTTACATAATTTTAAAAAGAAATCTTTATTTTCTAATAAAAATTTTAAAGAACATGTACTTGAAATATTTTTACCTTTTTTAGAATTACAACTTTGACAAACAACTGATAGATTTTCCTTATTATTTCTGCCACCTTTACATTTAGGGATAATATGTTCTAATGCTATTTTTTCAGTTGGAAAAGTTTTTCCACATATTTGGCATACATTCCCTAACTCTTCTAATAATTTTTCTTTTTTTCTTTTATTAGATTTCATTTTTACCTCCTAGATTGGAGAGCCTGTCTTAACTCTCTTTTATTAATTCAATTAGTAAAGGCTACCCAGAGCTTGACAGGCTATGAATAGCCCCCACTAATTCAACTAATAAATTTACTTACACTTTTCGCACGATTTAACACATGATTAGCTTAAAAGCTACTAGATAATTACTAGAAAACTACTAGATACTTTTTATAATTTATATCCTACATCTTTATCAACTAGTATTTTCAAGGGCTGTTCTTGAATGATAAAGATGTAAGATAGTCTGTAAGTGATAAAACATAAGATTCTAAGCCAAAGCCTACCCACATTCGTGGACTTAGTTTTATCCAGTAGCTACACCTTACACAGATAGCTATAGGGGAGGAACTCACTTCTTTTGAGGGGAGCAGTGAGCAAGGATCTTATAGCTATTTGTCTAAGGAATAACCTTAGATTTTTATTTAAAATTTTTTTGTGAAGAAATAAAAGAATTTGTTTTAAAAATTATTGAAAAACTTTCTTAAAAATAAAGAAAAATATTTATAACAGATAAAATTATTAAAAATAAACTATCTCTATTAAATTTTCTAATTTTTAAAATATAGTCCATTCCTGAAATAAGGTTGTAAAAACTAATTAATAATATTATTTTTATAAGCATTATTCACCTTTCTTTTTTATTTGTAATTCATAACCTAATACATCAAGAATTTTGCAAATTCTATTAAATTGATTATTAGGTTTATTAGCTTCCAGCCTCTTCATAAAGATATGGAAACCTTGTTTACTAGGAAATTCTAATTTATCAGATAATTCAGAACGATTTTTAAAATTAAATTTTCTTTCATTATCTAATAAATTAAAGATTTTTTTACAATCCATAATCTACCACCTTTTTAATACATTTGTGTTAATGTGTAATTAAAAAAATATTTTTAAAAAAATTTATACTTTTCTATATCTTAATACATTAGTGTTAAAAAGTCAATAAAAATTTTAAACATAAAAAAGAGAGAATTATTCTCTCTTTCTTTAAAAAATATTTAAATAGTCTTTTATATCTTCGATTTCACTTTCTAATTCTTGATTTTTGTATTCTAATTCATCAATCTTATATTTTAATTCTTTATTTTCTTTTTTTAAATTTTCAACTTCATCTTTCAAATCTTTAAATTCGTAATAATCAACATAATTTTCGTTATTACCTTCATCTTCTTTACAAGAAACAAAAACAAAAGATAATAATAATAATATAATTAGTACCCTATTTTGCACGGCTTATAACCTCTCTTTATTGCCTCAGATTTTTCAATAGCTATAATCTTTTTGGCTTTTCTTAAACCTCTACAAGTCTTAGTTGGATGATACTTCTTTCCAGTAGGTGTAATATATACAATTTCAGCTAAAACTCCAACAGACAAAATTAAAAATAATATTATTAAAAATCTTTTCATAATAAACCCCTCCTTTTATTTATAAATATTTGTTTGATATAACTTGTATAACTCTTCCCTCAATCTTCAAATATACTTGCATATCCTTAGTTATTAAAATATCTTCATATTCTGGGTTATCACTTTTTAACATAACAATTTTACTTTTGTCATCTACGACCATTCTTTTTATAAAACTTTCATCATTATAAGTCACAACATATATTTTATTTTTTACATAATCTATATTATCTGGATCAACTAAGGCATAATCTCCATCTTCTAAGGTTGGCTCCATACTATTTCCATTTATTTCAACTAAGAAACTTCTATCTGAAAAATTTCCTTTTTTAATTGGGAAATAATAAATTTCTTGGTCTAAATTTATATATCCATTCCCAGCAGAAGCCTTACCATAAACAGGCAGTATAACAGTATTTACTTTCTGTTCTTCCATATTAAAAGTACTACCTTTTAAACTATCTGGCATAATTTCATCAAGATACGCTTTTTCAAATTGTTTTTTATATAATGGATATGCTTTTATAAATTTTTCTAAATTATCTTTGTTAATAGGTCTTGTTCCCTTTTCAATTTTATCAATATAGGTAAAAACTATTTCAGTTTTTTCTGCTAATCTTTGTAAACTATCTCCATTTTTTAATCTAATTTCTTTTAAAATTTCTCCAAAAGCCATAGTAAACTCCTTTCATTTTCAATATTTTATAATATTTTTGAAAAAAAGTAAAATTTTTGTTGACTTTTTAACACATTTGTATTATACTATCGCCAAGAAGAAAAAGAAAATTTTTTACAGACTTTTTAACACATTTGTATTAAATTGAAAAGGAGAGATAAAATGAAAAACTTCACACTAGAATTTACAGATCATCAATGGATTATGTACACAGAAGCAGATAACTTATATGGAAATCAAATAGATAACTATTTCAAACTTCCAGACCTAGCATATTTAGAAGATGAATATACATCTATAAATGCTTACTGGGATAGCGACGAACAAGCTGGATATATTGACATAGAGATAACAGCTGTTCATAGCGATAATACTTATCCTTTTAAAACTAAATACTATAACTTTTCTAAGTTCTTGAAAGATTTGAAAGACTTAGAAAATGAAATAGAAATTGACAAACTTAATGTGAATGATTGGGAATATGAAAAACAAGACCCATACAGAAGTCGTGGGTTATCAATAAGAGATTTTATATAGGGAGTGTAAAAGCTCCCTCCAAGGAGGATAACATGTTTAAGACATTAAAGTTTTTAAGTCAAGGAAGCTATAAAGGTATTAAATGGGAGATATATCTAAGTAAAAAAGAAACTTATGAATATACTCCAAAATTTAAAATTAACTATGAATGTAATTACGTAGGTTACATAAAATTTGATGAATGTTTTGAAAGAACTGTAGAAACTCCAACATTCTATAAAGAATATTCTTACAAAAAAGCAGGATTAATAATGGAATTAATTAATTCAAAGATAGATGAATTCTTAGGAGGGCAACAATGAAATTAAAAAAAATATTAGAAAGACTAGATCAAAAGTTGTTTAACTTGAATTATAACTTTAATTCTCAATACTGGGAATTAGTTATATTTGATAATAAATTTAATATCTTAGAAACTCATACAAATCAATTTTTGAAAACTGTGTTAGAAAATCATTTTAATGAAAGAATTAATTTCGATAGTTCTAAAGAGGCATATTATCAAAATGATTATAGAAGTCTCTCATTGAATTATGATAATACAGATTTTTCAGACAATTTTATAACTCTATCTTTAAATGATAGATATGAAGACCAGCACGAAAGAACTTTTATTTTAAAAGATATAAATGATTTAGCTGAGAAGCTAGAAAATTTAAATAACTTATTTACAGATTATGAAATTAATTTGACTGAAATATTTAAGGAGGCTAGAGAATATGGCTTATATAGATAAAACAATAGGAGAAACATTAATAAAAAGAATGTATAAATCAGTTAGAGAATCAATTAAGCTTCTAGATAAATTAATAGAAGAAAATGAAAAGAGAGGACTAAAAACTTTTTCTTTAAAAGGTAATAAAGTTGGAAAAATAGAACTATTAAAAGAAATGATTGTTGAAATTAGAGAATTGGAGGATTAAAAAAATGAGAATACACAAAGAAATAAAAATTAATATGGAAGATATGGAAAAAGTTATAGTACACAAAGATTTAATTAAAAGAGTTAAATATAACATTGAACAATACAACGAAAGAAAAAAAGAAAGTATTTATTTTACCTATACTGGAAACTGTTCAAAAGCAGCTGAATGGGGATACTTATTAGATGTAGACATAGATTGGTTAGATAATTATTTTATCGGAATTTTAGGAATGAAAGCTATTACAAAAGCTTCTTGGGATAACAAAACTGCTGAAAGAATTTATTTTTTTGAAAGTGAGGAGGATTAAAAATGTTAATAGAAAATAAAATACTAGATAAATACTATGGTAGACCAGAAATAAAAGATTTAAAAATAGGTAGAGCTTTAGCGATTATCCAACAAATTGAGATGTGGGAGGGTAATTTATATGACAAAAAAAGAAATAGCAATAATGGAGCTTCTGAAAGAAAAAAAGAAAGCAACTTTTAAAGATGTTATTAAATTCAAAATTAATTGGCTCATAAAAATATTACTTGCTTTAGTCTAGGAGGAGAAAATGAATTTAAATTTTAGAACATTAAAATCAAATGAAATAGAAGTTAAACCACAAATAGTAAAAGAAAATGGATTCTCTTTATTGTTATATAAAAATGCTAGGGTTGACATGGAGTTACTAGATGAAGTAGTAGGCCCACTTAACTGGCAAAGAAAACATAGTAGAGATAATGCGAATTGCATTGTTTCTATCTATGATGAAGATAAAAAAATATGGGTAGAAAAAGAAGATACAGGAACTGAAAGTTTTACAGAAAAAGAAAAAGGACTTGCCTCAGATAGTTTTAAAAGAGCTTGCTTTAATTGGGGTATAGGTAGAGAACTTTATTCAGCACCTTCTATATGGATTAATGAGAGTAAGTATATAACAAAAAATGATAATGGGAAACTTGTTTTAAATTCAAAATTCTATGTAAAAAATATTGAATATGAAAACAGAAATATAATACATCTTGAAATAATAGATAGTAAAAATAATTTAGTTTTTAAATACGGAAAAGAACTATCAGAAAAAGAAAAAAAAGATAAAGCTATCAAAATGATTACAGAAATTTTAAAAGATAAAGATGATGGCATTATAGATAATATTTTAGATAAATATAAAAGAAATAGTTTAATGGACTGCACAATTGAAGAACTTAGAAAAATATATAATGAACTAAAAAAATAGGAGGATATGATGGCAAAATTTTACGATGTAGTTAATGACTATATTGAAAGAATGGAATATTTAGAACAAGGTATTAATGCAGAAACTGGCGAAATGACTGAGAATGAAAATCAATTAGCAATATGGACTGAGGAGCTAACACAAGATTTAAAAGATAAATCAGCAAATGTAATAGCAGTTGTTAGAAATCAAGAGCTTACTATTGAAGCTCTTGATACTGAAATTAAAAGACTACAAGATATGAAAGATAATTTAAAAAAGAATTTGGATAAGTTTAAGACTTATATTAAGAGTGCAATGCTAGTAAATGGCATTGAAAAAATAGAAACTACACTAGGAAATATTAAATTTACTAAGTCTACAAGTACTGAAATCTATGATGAAAGTTTGATAGACAAAAAATTTATAGAAGTTGTAACAACTGAAAAAATATCTAAGGAAAAAATTAAAGCTTCTCTAAAAGCTGGAGAAGAAGTTCAAGGTGCTAGATTAGTTGAAAATAAAAATTTAAAGATAGGATAGGAGGATAAAAGAATGAAAAATATGGAGGAAACATTAAAACAGTTTTTAGATAAGGATATATCAAAATGTTTATATTATCCAGAATATAATTCTGGAGTATATGAAAAATTTTTTAAAGAATTAAAAGAAAAATATTTTGAAAAAGCTATGAATAATAGCTGGGTATTTTCAGAATATTATCATAATAGAGCAGGAGAACTATTAGGAAAAGGTGTCATTGTTGCTTATGAGTTTGGTGGAATGAGTGATGTCAGAAAATTTATGAAAGAGATAACAGAGAAATCAATAGAAATGATTATTAATTCAGAAGCAGTGAATGCTCCAGTATCAAAAGATATAAAAGAAGATAATAAGAAAAACTTTAAAGAAATGTTAGAAATGATGAAAGAAGAAATTAAAAATATAGAAAAAATATTAAATGAATGGGAGTAAATAATGACTAACATTTACAAAAAGAGAGATGAACTGTTGGATTATATAGATAAAAATAAGAGTGATTATTTGAAGTATATAGAGTTATTAAAAAAAATAAAAAAGGATTTAGCAGAATTAGATGTATTAAGTTCATTTAATCTAAATTTAAAAGATAAAAGTAGAAATGAAATTAGAAGATTAATAGATAAGATGATAAATGATTTAGTTGAAGTAAAAAGTAAGATAAAAGAATACGAAGTTATAGAATTGGAAAAATAGGGTAGGAGTAAATAAAATGGAGAAATTAGGATACACAAGACAGACACAAAAATTAATATATTGGATTTTAGATGATTTTGCTAACTTTTGGCAAGGCAATGAAGCAGGATCAAGACCATCATTTATAGAATTAGCTTACACAAAAGAAGTTATGAAAGCTAAGTTTGTAAAAATTTATAATGGTTTTGATACTGTTAAAAATGCTCAAGCGTTCCTAATTTCTTCTTTAATGAATAAGGATAATCTAACAGTAGATGAACTCACAGAAAACGTTTTAAAAGCATTACAGAGCATAGCAATTCAAAATGGAGGCTTTAGCTTATCCTTAAATTCATTAACACAAAAACAAGCAAATGACTTTGTTAAATGGCTATTTGAAATGGCTATCTATTGGGAGATACCACTTAGAATGGAAATAAGAGATTTATTTGCTCAAGATTATCATGACGCTTTTATATATGCGACTTTAAAAAAGAAAATATGTT